GTACGTAACAAGCTCAGAAAGGTTCAAAGTCTAAGTCAGAAGCTTAGAAAGCCGGACACCATCCCCTTTAAAGCAAAGATACAGCTGTCAGGTTGCCTTGAGAAAGGTCGAAAAGGCGGCGGAATCTTTGGCCACTACAAAGACAAAATTTCCAAACAATTTGGGGCAGAACTACCATACGTATACGTTAAATCAGACGAGGAACATCCTGAAATTCTCAGGGAAATCACTGGTGCCGATGCGTACCAGGACCTCATACGGATTGCTGCCTTAGAAGAATTCAACGAGTTAGAGAACCTCGAAGAACTTCCCGGACAAGTCGAACTTGTTCCGGAGTTTGGTTATAAAGTCAGAGTGGTTACTAAATCCCCTTCATGCCTTATTGTACTCGGCACACCAATGGGCGACCAAGTACTATCCTTACTCTCAAGATTACCAGCCACTCAAGCTACACTATCCGAAGACAGCGCCGCAAAAGTGATCTACCGAATTAAGAAAAGACTCGCATATATTACAAGAACATGGGTTTACTCTGCAGACCTAAGTGCCGCTACTGACCAAATTCCTCATGACGCTGCTAAAATCGCAGTGGAGGCTATGGCAGATGTGTTACACTGGTCTGATGCTGAGAAAAAGATTGCATTCGCATGCATCTCCCCCCGGAAACTTACTTATCCGGATGGATCGACAATAATAACCAAGAGCGGTATATTAATGGGACTTCCTCTTGTATGGCCCATATTGTCCTTGCTCAATATGTTTTGCGCGGAACATCTCAGCGATAGGAACTCCAAAGGAACCTACGTAGTATGTGGTGACGACCTTCTTGCATTCTGGACAAAAGAACAAATTGCCAGCTATCAAAAGAATCTTGAATCATTCCAATTACCCAGAAATACCTCAAAAGAGGGACTTTCTGAGGACTTAGGAGTATTCTGCGAAGAATACTATCAAATTGGATTCACATACGTTCGGCAGCCTAGTCTAACTGACAGATTTAAAGAACCCGAGTACATTAAGGTACCCACTGGTATCCGACAGGTTCATCGCCCGCGTATAGCAACCTTACTCCAACCAAAGAGTTTATCTGGACCCTCCAAGCAACTAACTGAACTTTCAGCATTGCAAGGCGCCATTACCTCACTATGGCCAGAGCTCGATCGTTCCCAGAGATCATTAGTACCCAACCTTTGTTGGAAACTTCACCCTGGTACGCTCGCAAAAGCGAAACGACTAAAGCTTTCTTTCGGTGCTCCCCGACTACTCGGTGGTTTGGGACTTCCCTTCGGAACCGTCTCAGTCTCGGCTAGAAGACTTTGCTTAGAAACTTTTGTCACAAGAAGAATAGAACCTTCTCCTCGAATGATCAGCCTCTGGCAAACTGCCTCCAACCCCTCCCACTTGACCAGCTTAGCTAAGGATGCAACTCTCTTAACTGAAAAGTTAATCAACGAACATGGGACACAAACTCAAAACGGTGTTCCTTCCTCCTATGCTTCACAATTAATCCTCTCCGCGTCATTGGCACGCGGTTCACTGGATCTCTCGAAAGATAAGAAACCAATACCACTATTCACCGTCCTCAAACAGATTCGGGACGCTGCATTAAGTTTACAGAGGAAAGCTACTTCTCTCCCTATCGTATTCACGAAAGATGCTGAAGGAAACCCAAGGGCTCTTCAGCTGCCCAAAGCCTCAACAGTTAGAAGACTAGCTGTCTTGGACAAGGACCTTTCATGGGTGGACGGGGGTGCTCTTAGCAATCTACTGGACAAACTGCAGCTGCCTAGTATCTCTATAGTTTCTGGGCGGACCTTACCCCTTAAAGAGAAGAGGATATTCCCAGGTCGATCTGGCCTTTTAAACGTTATAAAGCGCCAGATAGTAGCAGCGGAC